ACCTTCTGCCAGTCGGCAGCGACGTCGAGGTGGAAGTCAAACTGGGCTATGGGCATTATCGTGCCAGCCTCTTTACTACGGTGCGATGGTGTCCTTCGGCCATCCAGGTCTTCCCGCCATGCTCATAGGTGTCTGGCTCATAGGGCATCTCGCTGCGGCCAAGCTCCTTGTCGAAGTAGTCAGGGTCCGTTTCTGGCACGTCACCTTGGGCATACTCCCGCAGGGTAGGAACATGGAGGTGTTGTTGTGACGTCCAGACCTCGCCGTGAGGGTAGCCCCTTCTAAATTCAGCCACGTTTCCTGATAGGGCTTCGTGCGGAGCGTTCACCAAAACATCAACAGTCTGACCCTTGCGACTGCCAGTAAAGGCGTGCTCACCGATTTTCTTGGTTTGGCGAATGTCGGCCTGAGCCATGACATGACGGGCTACCCGTTGTCTGATCACAGTCGGTACTTGATGCCCCCCCAGTGAGGGATGCACTCCAAGCGTTTGAGCCAGGTTCTCTGGCTCCCCGGTGAACTCTTGCCAGGCATTGGGGTTGCCTTGTCGAGCCGCTGTTTGCGCCCGTTCTAGACGGGCTTGGTTCTCAGGATCGAGCTTGGGTCTGGTGGCGGCGATGTGCTGCTGTACTTGCGTGGTGATGTGGCTCTTCCACTGCTCAAACTGCTCGTCGTTGAGGGCTTCGTGGCTCATCACCACACCAGGGTTTGCGAGAAGAAGTCGCCTTGCTGGACGTCGTTGACTATCTCCTCGCCCTTCACCTGCTCGCCCAGGGCAGAGATCGTTAAATAAGTGCCGTGGACAAAGCCTTGTTTTTCATACCGTGTGACCCGGTAGATCCTGTTGTCGTACTGGAACCGGTCACGAAAATGCGCCTCGGTATAGAGCGGGTTGATCCTGAACCGGTCCATGGCCGACGTCACCTGGAACACGATGCTGGCCGTGGACAGGACGTAGAAGCCCTCGTCGGTGTCAATCGGGTCGTCCTGGCGAAAGTCGAGGAACATCACCGGCAACGTCACGGGTGGGTACCAGGCACGGCTCGGCCCCTCGTCGTACACGGAGTGCTTGCTCGACGTCATCTGGTCGTACTCGAAGTAGAGGACGTTCTCGCCCCAGGCCCGTTGGTAGTTCTTCATCACCTCGTTGATGCGGATGATGCGGTCCTTGGAGTACCACTCCGGTGTGTACAGAGGCATCTAGCTCACCACCAGCCAACCCACCATTGTAACTACCACCAGCCGACCCACCCGGTATTGATCGTTGTGTATTGCCAGTAATAGCCAGAGCCTGTCGTAGGGTCTACGTCCCGTAGCGGATCGATGTTGGTGCTGGGCTGGAGGGCCACGTAGCGGTGGTTCTCGTAGTCGATGAGATCCTGGGCGCTGTAGGCCCGGGTCGACACCCAGGTGCCCTGGTAGGTGTAGATCTTCTGGGTCACGTCGATGGGCGGTAGCTCTCGCTGCGGCCAGGTGATGTCGTCGTACTCCTTGCTGCGGTAGATAGGCACAAGTCGCTTGGTAGTGCGGGAGACACGGCGGAGTCGGGACTGCGTGATGCGGTACAGCCCGATGCCCAGGGCGTTGGCCAGGCTCATGTACTGGGCCTGGAGCCGGTCGATCATGGACGTGATCTGGCCGAAGGTCTGGCTGATGGGGATGGTCACGCCGTCAGGAGTATGGACGTCGTGCTGCTGGGCCACGCCCACGGCCATGTCCCACAGGGCCATGATGGTGACCAGGATGGAGATGGGGTACTCCTCCACCTCGCTGATCATCATGGGGGCCGGGGTGCCGTAGTTGATGGGCTGGCCTGCGCTGTTGAGGGGCGGCGGGACGGGAGGCGGGTAGCCCGTGTCGATCTGGCCTGTGCTGGACTGGTCGTAGCCGTAGGTGTGCTGGATGTATGCCGTGCGGACGTAGAGGTCCAACTCCGGGGACAGTAGGTCGCGGTAGTACATGCCCTGCGCCACCATGAGCAGTCCCTGCGCCGGGGCAGTGTTGAACATGAGGACGCCCCCATGCTCATCGATGAAGTAGTCGCCGCCCAGGACCGGCGAGGTGGTGTTGCCGTCCGTGGTGTCGGTGAGCGCCACCTGGAGGCTCATCCGTTCGACGTTCTCCACCGGGAGCTCGAACCGCCAGGACACCCCGCTGCACGTCTGGCGGGCGATGAAGGGCCGGGGCAGGTCCCGCAGCCGCAGCCGGGTCATCTGGGCGATGCGCTGGGTGGAGGCTGGGTTGACCGGGGGGTAGACCAGTGCCTGGTCGGTGTCGGGGTACTGCCCCGGCACTCCCGCCGTGACGTCGTACGGGTTCGGCAGCCCGGAGATGGGTCCGGTGCTGACCGACATGCCGCTCTGGCCGGACTGCGACACACTCACGAACCCAGGCTATGCCGGGTGGTCATGGTGGCCGCGGCACCCGGATCTAGCATTCCAGTAGCCGGTCCGCTAACACCGGTCAGCAGCACCGCCATAAAAAATGCCTAGATCGATTCGGGGAAAATGCCGTCCTCTTCATACAGGTGCGTCAAGGAACAGGATGTCCAGACCATCTCCAGGGCAGCGGCTGCCTACAAGAAGATGGGCGCCACCCGGCAGGTCAGGCAAGCAGCACGGCAAGCTGGTGATCTGCTGCTCTCCCAGATGCAGAAGATGGTGCAGGGAGAGTCCAGCCTGTCCAGCTTTCGGGACGTGACGTCCAGCATGCGGGTCTTCACTGATGGTGGCAACGTCATCGTCGGCGTCCCCCCTGGCCCCATGGTGGCCAAGGCGCACCAGATGGACGCCACCTACCAGCTAGCGGACGTGGCCCATGACCTGGCCAAGCAGTCCGGCGACGTCGAGAAGAAGTTCTATGACGCCCTCTTCAACGTGGTGATGCAGTGACTATTGTTAACCCAGCGTCCGACCTGACGGCCAACCCCCCCTTCATGGGGCTGTACGTCGAGGAGGATCTCGGCCTCAAGAACCTCCTCACGGGCATCACGGTCACCGACCTGAACACCACGCCGAGCACGCCGCGACCGGTCCCAGTGTGGTTCCACAACCCGGAGCGTGAGGAGCGGAGGATCACGTACCCGAACATCGTGATCAACTTCCTGGGCGAGCAGGTGGCCCATGAGCGGGAGCACCGGGGCTGGGTGCAGGTGGGCTACCGCTACCTTCAGGACATTCCCTTCGGGGATCCGCCGCCGTCCATGGAGTACCCCATCCCCATGGACTTCGACTACACCGTGACGGTGAGTGCCCGCATCAACCAGCACATCTCTCAGATCAGCGCCACTCTGATGCAGGGTCCACTTCATCCCCGCTTCGCCCGGGTGTTCTGCCCGGGTGGCACCGTGCGGCGCCTGACCATCATGGGCGTCACCCGCACGAACAGCGTGGAGGTGGACAAGCGACTGTTCCGCCAGATCTACCGTGTTCGCATCACCACTGAGGTGGAGGCGTCGGTGTCACTCCTGGGTAGCCGTGTCTCCAGAGTGTTCATAGATGTCACAGATATGCAAGGCCATTCTCTGATTGAGGAAGAGAGGTAGAAATGCCGACGCTTTCCCGCCCTGGCGTCTACGTGGACGAGTCACAGTTCCCCAGCTATGTCGCTGTCGCTCCGGGCAATGCGACGGCAGCCTTCGTGGGGATGTGCCCCCGTGGTCCCATAATGACGCCGATAGTTTGTAACTCATGGAGGGAGTTCACCCAGTACTTCGGCCCCTTCGAGCAGAAGTACCTGCCCAGTGCCCTGCACCTGGCCGTGTACACCTTCTTCTCCGCTGGTGGGTCAGGCGCCGTGATCATCCGCATGACGACGACGTCATCGCAGCCCCAGCCAGCCTCGACCGTTCTGGACGACACAGGCGCCAGCATTCAGCCCACCCTGGAGGTCTTCGCCTCCAACCCTGGCGTCTGGGGCAACAGCGTCTACATCGACATCCTGCCTGGGAGCAGTTCCGCCTCGGGTAGCCCTGGCGCAGGCAGCAACCCCGGCACTCCCGGCCAGATCCAGACCTTCACCATTCAGGTGAAGTACGGCGACACCTCCTCGTCCAGCATCGTGGAGTCCTTCCGTAACCTGTCGATGGAGCCGCTCTCCACCAACCAGGGTCAGGGCAACTACGCCCTTGACGTGGTGAACAGCCCATACACGGGGTCGAAGTACATCACGTTGGCGGACCTGTTCTCCACCAACGCACAGAACCCACCTACGAGCAACCCGGGCGTGGTGAGCGGTCAGCAACTGCAAGGTGGCCTCAACGGCAACAACCCGGCGGCTCCGCCCGCCCAGGATCCGGCGCCGGGACCCACGGACTTTATGAACGCAGTTCAATTGCTGGATCAATACCCCGATCAGCCCTTCGTGCTGAACCTGTGCGGTCAGTGGGATCCCGGTGTCACGGGTGGAGTCATCAAGGACTATGCGGAGCCGCGAGGCAACATCTTCGTGGTGCTGGACCCGCCGCCGGGATACCTGCCTATCCCCATGGCCAACTGGGCCTCGTCCCTGTCATTCCGTAGTGACCGGGCGGCGCTGTACTACCCGCAGGTTGTCATTGGCGACCCGTACTCTCAGCAGGTAGGCAAGACGCGCACCGTTCCCCCGGGTGGCTTCATTTGCGGTCAGTACCTTGTCACTGATGGCTCTCGGGGGGTGGCGAAGGCGCCTGCTGGACTCGGCACCTCGCTGGGGGGTGTGTATGGGGTGGAGCCCACCGGGGTCCTCACCAACACCGACCAGGGCACGCTCAACGACACCAACGTCAACTGCCTGGTTTCCGTGCCGGGGTACGGCGTGGTCATCTGGGGGGCACGCACGCTGTCGCAGTTCTTGGTGACGAGGTACGTGCCGGTGGCGCGCACCCTCATCTACCTGGCCACGGAGTTCGTGGCCTTGACCCGGTTCGCCGTCTTCGAGCCGAACGACTGGGTCCTGTGGGGCTCCCTCTTCTCAGTGCTGAATCAGTTCTTGTCCAGCTTCTGGCAGAGCGGCGGGCTTCAGGGTCTGACGGCATCGGACGCCTTCTACGTGCTGTGTGACGCCACCGTCAACACTCCGCAGTCCATCCAGCAGGGCATAGTCAACGTCGAGGTGGGAGTCTCTCTCCAGTATCCCGCCGAGTTCGTCGTCATCAAGATCGGCCAGTGGGCGGGCGGGCAGAACGTCGCCATTGCCACCACGTAAGGAGGAAGCATGACATCTAGAGGACTGAACTCTGACCCGTTGCGGAACTTCCGCTTCTTGGTTCAGATCTTCCATCCAGATCTAAAGAACATGGCTCGAATGGGGTTCATGGCTGTATCGGGGCTGTCCGTAAACAATGAGGTCATCCCATATAGGGAGGGTGGTAACAACACGACTACCCGTAAGATGCCTGGTCAATCTGACTTTGGCCCTCTTACCTTGACCCGGGGATTTATGGCTGCCCCCATCATGTCAGGCGCGGCTGTGACAGGGATCGGCAGGCAGGAGATCTACGACTGGTTCACGCAGATCTTCACCGTGCAGCTAGGGGCTGGCTTCGGCAAGCCGCCCTCGGGTCCGCACCAGGGCAACTTCCGGGTGGGCGTGACCATTGACGTGCTAGCTCACCCCGTCACACAGGGCGCCCCTCCGACTTCTCATGCTGCTGGCATTGACAATACTCCGGCCTCCAAGTGCCGCTTTACTCTCAATAACTGTTGGCCTATGGGCTATTCATTCAGCGACTTGGAAGCCGGGGGCAACGCAGTGTTTATTGAAAATCTGACCCTTGCACATGAGGGTTGGTCCGTCCTAACTGCCCCACAGGATCCCGGTGCCTACCTCCCCGTTGCTACCTCCCCAACCTGATCAAGACCTGACGCTAGGTCCAGCGATTGAGGCTCTGGCGGCGCCAGAGCAGGCTAACGACATCGTGCGTCAGATGACGTCGCCCGCCTCCACCATGCCCATGATGGAGCTCGCCCCCTCTAATGTGGTCGTCTTGCCTGGCGGCTACCTGGACGAGGACGGCGTGCTCCAGACTGAGTGCCGGATCAGGGAGATCAATGGCTCCGATGAGGAGGCCATGGCCCGGGAGCTACGTAATCCCGATGTCAACATCCCGAAGGTAGTGGACCTCCTCCTCAAGCGGTGTGTGCTGGAGGTGGGCACTCTCGGCTCCACTCCTCAGTTGCTGTCCCAGATGCTGATCGGTGATCGCTCTGCCTTGATGTTGGCTATCCGTGTCCTCACCTTCGGCAACGACTGGGAGGTGCCGGACTTCCCCTGCAAGTTCTGCGGGGAAGCCTTCGGCACCATCGTGGAGCTCGACAGCATTCCCGTTAAGAGGCTCGACAACCCCATGCAGCAAACCATAGAGGTGGAGATGCGCGACGGCCAGGTCGCCGTCGTTGGGTTGGTCACGGGGAGAGTTCAGTTGGAGATGGTGGGGGACGGCAAGAAGACCGGCCCTGAGGAGGTGACCATCGGCATCGACCGTTGCATCCAGAGCATCGGTGGCGTGCCCGTGGGTGGCCCCGTCGCTCGCAGGATGAGCATGGCTGATCGCCGGAAGATCGTAGAGGCAATGGCTAGTTCCCAACCCGGCCCGCAAATGGAGGAGGTGGGAGTGACATGCACCGAGTGTGGTCGGGATGGGAACTACACAGTCAGCCTGGTGGATCTTTTTCGTTAACGATCTCACTCCCGTCGATCTTCTCTACCTCCAGTACCAGCGCATCGCGGAGAAGTTCAGTGGCTGGTCCCTGGCTGAGATCAAGGCCATGCCCCACTACGAGCGAAAGCACTGGACCGACATCGTCCTGCATGAGGCCCGCTGATGGCTGACGGCTACGGCGTCGGGCTGTTCGACAGCAGCGGGCCGGAGAAGTTCGCGACGAGCGTCAAGGGCATCGGCACCGCCCTTGGTGATGTCGGCTCGAAGTTCAGCGACCTGGCCAGCAAGGCCAGCGACGCCCTTGGTCGGATCAGCAGCGGCATCGATGACGTCGTCAAGAAGCTTCAGGGTCTAGGCGCCGGGGTAGGCGCTGCTGCGGGCGGAGGCGGGGGCGGAGGAGGAGGTGGCCTGCTCGGCCCGTCTGGCAAGCCCATGTCAACGGGCGTGGCTGACGGAAGCTGGAAGTCCCCGCCTCCCTCACAGGGTGGACCGGCATCGCAGGGCGACCCCCTGGCTGGCATGCCGCAGGGCACGGCGCAAGCCCTGGGCCAGTTCTTCCAGTGGATGCAGGAGGGATCCACCACGGGGGTAGCAGCAGCCCAGAAGACCTCCCAGGTTGGTGGTGGAGGCAATGGGATGCCGCAGTTCAGTGCGTCCCGTGCTGCCCAGGCTCTGATCCCGGCAGCGGCTGGCGCTGTCGGCAACCTCGTCACTGGACCGGGCGCTGGCCTGGTTGCCAACGCCATCCAGGGCACCAGCTTTGGCCAGATGTTTGGCCAGTACGGCGCCTTTGGCGTCAGCTCGAAGAGCTTGTTCCAGGCGCCGCAGGGCACCTTGCAAACGAGTGCGGGCGATTATGCCCAGGCCAACATCTATGCCCTGAGCCAGATGGGCATAGCCCCTGGCACTCAGAACTGGAGCACCATCCAGCGAGGCGCTCAGGGTCTGATGGCCATGGTCCCCGGCATGAGTCGCCAGGGCGCCTTCGCCGCCATGAACCAGATGCAGCAGCCTGGCACCCTCCAGGCTGGCTTCCGGGTGGGCCTGAACCTGCGCCCGGGTGGCCAGATTCTGGATCCGCAGGCGCAGTTCGGCATGATCTTCAACCGCTTGACCATGGGCCAGAAGGTCAGCCCTGACACATTTTGGTCTGCCTTGGCGCCCGGTGGCCCCGGCGCCGCCAACCTGCAAATGCTCGGCATCACTCCCGGCTCTGACTCCTACAACGCATTCATAGAGTATGCCCAGCAGCGGCTGAAGTCGGATCAGGCGGGCACCAAGATGCCCGACATGAGCACTGCTCAAGGTCGAAAGGCGGCGGGCCTTGACACCTCGGCCTTCTCCCAGCTTCAGGCTCAGTCGAAGCTGTCGCGGGCGGAGCAGGGAATGGAGCCAGGCATTGCCGATGCTGCCAAGAACTTGAACAATGCCGCCGCTGCCTTGTTGCAAGCTGTCACTGGCATGGGGCTACCGGGTGGACTGGGTGGTGCGCTGGGCGGCGTCACCAACTTCCTGGGTCCCGGCGGGATGATGGGGGCTGGCTTGGGCATGGGCGCCCTTGGCATTGCCCGACGCATCCCCGGTGTCTCCGGCATGTTGGGCAAGATCCCGGGTATTGGCTCCATGCTGGGCCAGAAGTATGGGTTTAGCAAGGCTGCTGGACGGGGGCTATTAAAGGTCGGGGGCAAAATTCCTGGGTTGGGCCGACTCGGTGGCTTGTTCGGTGGTGGGGGTGAGGCTGCTGCTGCTGGTGGAGAGGCGGCTGCTGCGGCGGGTGGAGAGGCGGCTACTACTGCTGGCATTGTTGGTGGCGCAGAGGCAGCCGGTCTAGGTCTTGACGCCACAGGTGTACTTGCGCCTATCGGACTGGCGGTCGGCGCCCTCGGCTTGGGCTACGGCATGTTCCATAAGCCGATCAACAGCTTCATCGGTGGGCTGTTCGGCCATCACAAGAAGTCTGGCGGCGGCACTGCCGGTGCTGCTGGTGATCCGAACACGGATGACATGGCCACCCTGCTCGCCGGTAAGCCACCGAAGGGCAGCGTCCTCGACGTCCTGACGCAGCCAGGAGGTGCTCACGGGGGAATGGGGATGGGCGTGTCGGCGCCCGCTCAACACAAGGGCGGCAAGGGCTTGCTCGGCAGCATTGGTCAGATGGCGGGGGGGATGATCAAGGGTCTGCCTATTATTGGTGGCGCCTTTGGCGGCATACAGTCACTGATGAGTGGCGGCGGCATGTCCGGTGTCCTGGGCGCCATGCTCAATAGCTTCAATCCAATATCCCAACTCGGCCAGGTCGTCGGCGGCGCCCAGGGCATTGGCTCCTCGCTGCTGGGGCTGGCCTCGGGCACAGCCTCAGCGCAGACGTTGTCGCAGCCAGGCAGTCCGTACGCATGGAATGCCAGGAACCTTCAATCTAGCCCCATAGATATGTCCGGGCTGTTCAGCCTTTATATGCCTGGGAAGGCTCCGCCATCCAAGCAGGCCAGTCAGAGTGGTGGCAGCAGTGCCAATACTACCTCTACCGTCATATCCGCCACGGGTGGCACTCCCCACGGGACGCAGGCCCAGAACCAGGCACTGGGCAAGCAGATGGCAGCGGCAATGGGCTGGACCGGTGCAGAGTGGACGGCTTTGAACAATGTCGAGATGCAGGAGGCGGGCTGGGATCCCACGGCCACCAACCCGACGTCAGGCGCCTATGGCATTGCCCAGGGGATCACTGGACCGTCATGGTACGCCGGGTACGGTGGCGACTCCGCCACGGTGAAGGGGCAGATCACTGGCTTCCTCAACTACGTCAAGCAGCGTTACGTCACGCCCAGCAAGGCGTGGGCGCATGAGCAGCAGTTCAACTGGTACGCCCGTGGCTCACAACAGATCGCTCGTACGCAGCTTGCCGTGCTGCACCGCGGTGAGGCCGTCGTTCCTGCTGCTGACAACTACAACTCCGGTGGCACCTATAACCGTGGCGGAGCCATGGGTGCTAGTGCGCCCACCATCCATCTCAACTTCAGGCAGGGCTCCATTGTGTTGCAGGTGTCTGGCAATCCCAGTCAGGTGGAGATGGACAACGTCGCCAAGATGTTCGTGACCTCCGTTTCAAAGTCCCAGGTGTTGGCCGGAGTAAGGAGTACGTGATGACAGCCATAGATGACATGGTGAAGTGGGCGCTTAGTCAGACCTACAAGGGGTACTCCGAAGCACAGGGTCAGCGTTGTGGCCCGGACTCCTACGACTGCTCGGGCTTCGTATACCAGGCGTGCCTCCACGCCAACCTCCGCCCTCCTGGCGGAAAGCAGGACACCTGTACCACAACCTTCACTCAGTGGCTTGACCGTTCCTCTCACGGCAACACCGAGATAAAGGCGGCTGGTCCCTTTATGAAGGGTGATTTGATCTACTTCGACAACGGGCAGGGAGGAGCGCAGCCCGGTCACGTTGGCATCAGCCTGGGTGATGGGAACATGGTGAATGCCCTCAACCCTGCTTATGGAGTTTGCACTATCGACATAAAGGGCGGAGGCACCCCCATGGGAGCGATCCGCCTCGTTGGTAGCACCGGCGATACCGGCGCCACCGATAGTAACCCCCCCTCTAGCAAGGGAACTGGCTATGCCGCCTCGCAGAGTGGTCCCCCTGACCCTAAGGACTTCAAGGGTGGCACAAGCATAGCGACACAGAATCTCCCTGACCCCCGTGACAACCGCCCCTTCCATCCCTTCTTCAGCGTGCATGGGCAGCCGAGGATGGTGCGTGGCGGCATGTTCGAGCTCCTGATCTCCAAGGACTACGCACCAGGGACAGCGGGGATGGGCAGGCAAGGTGGCCAGTTCGCCTGCTTCTTTATGATGAACCCGGCCAGCATCTCAGTTGACTGTGCCTTCGATCCCTCTGTGGCGCCACCCTCGACGGTGGATCCCAAGGCTCTGGCATCGGTTCCGTACTGGATGCAGAACCAGACCATTAGCTGGTCGATCATCTTCAACCGCCAGTATGAGGTGTGGGAGGGTGGCGTGAAGAACCCCTGGACGGGTGGGCCGGGTCCCTCTGACGTCGGAGTCCGCTGGGATATCCGTGCCCTGGAGCGGCTCATGGGCATGTACGACTTCAATACTGACAAGGTCTTCGGCAAGTCGGCGGGCTGGGGCGTGGGCACCTACGGCCCGGGTAGCATGCCGCCCTCCGCCATTCCCATCCAGGTGGTGTTCGGTGGCCCCAACTCCTATCAGTTCCAGGGGTCCATCGCCTCCTTCGACTACACCTACACCATGTTCGACATCAACATGATCCCAGTAGAGGCCCAGGTGGACATCTCAGTGATGCGGCAGTACCTGCCCATGTTGTCCAAAAAGGACGTCGTGCAGAACTGGGCTGGCGTCGGTGGCACCTATCATGGCGGTCAGACTGGCCATGTTGGTGGCGGCGGTCCTGGCTACTCCAATGTGCCGGGTCCCTACACGTTCAATAACTCCAACATCGCCTCGAAGATGTACCAAGTATGATCACCACCGGCTCTCGCTACATGGGGCAGCCCGTGATCACGGTGCCGACGCCAACCGGCCACAACACGGCTGTCTTCGGCCCTCCTCCTTCAGGGATTCCTGACTACGTCTACTACACGGTGGTGGTCGGGGATCGGCTTGACCTCATCGCTCAGCGCATGTGGGGCGTCCCTGACTACTGGTGGAAGATCGCTGACGTCAACCCGGAGGTCTGGTACCCCGATGATCTGGTCATCGGCTCCAATATCAGGATTCCCTCGTTGTGACGGCCCAGCCCATCGCCAGCCCTGTCTTCGACCCCGCTGGTCGAAGGGCCATCAAGACAGTCAACATGGCCAAGGTCATTCAGACCGAGGGCATGCACGACACGGCCATCATCACCCTACGCGATGAGGCCACGGAGGCGCCGGAGCTCCAGCCTGGCACTCCCATGATGATGCCGTACGGCTACTCGCCAATAGACATGGGGACCTTCTACGGCTACGTCGATCATCTTCAGAGCCATTATGAGCGACTGATTCCTGACGGTAGTACCTACGAGGACGTCGTCTGCATGGGGGTCAGCTATGCCTTGAAGGACCCCTTCGTTGGCTCATGGACGAACGTGCCTGCATCTGCGGTGGTGCAGCGGATCGCCCAGAGGTACATGCTGTCCCTCCTGGTGGACACCGGGGACTACGCCTGGCCGCAGCTATCCAGCCCTGGCTCCTCAGCCTGGTCGTACATCGGGCAGCTAGCCCAGAAGATCGGCTACACCTTCTCTTGCAACAAGAGCCTGCTGCGGTTCGTGTCCATCGAGACTTCCATGCGCCAGCACTGGGTCAACATGCCGGTGTTCAAGAGTCGGAATGCGGCACCGGACCCGTCACAGCAGAGCATTATTCGCTTCAACTCCATGCAGGCCGAGACTCTGCCGATCAATGGCTCGAACAAGGCAGTCCGGCAGGTCAGTGGCATGGACCTGCGAACCGGGAAGATCATTGGCGCCAGTGACGATGGCAGGGGCATCACCACCAAGCTGGGCGCCACGGCGGTCTACCCCTTCTTCACCAAGCAGATCTCTGACACGGTGGTCAGTAGCCAGGGCAGCGCCCAGGCCACACTGGCAGGCATGACGGAGGCGAACCGCTGGTCCTACCGGGCCAGCGCCACCCTGAATGGGCTCACCACGGTGGTGCAGGGCATGCCCATCGTGATCATGGGCATCGACTCCAACAACGATGGCGTGTGGTGGTGCCAGGAGGTGTGCCACAAGATCGAGTCGCAGGGCTACAGCATGGACGTGGTGCTGGGGCGCGACTCCATCGGTGACAACGGAGTGCGCCCCATCCAGGCCACGGGCGTGGCCTACGCCAAGGGCAACCCCTTCCCCTACTCGTCCACCAACGCCCCCAAGACCATCCTGGTGAAGAACCGCTGGCGTGCGGCCACCAGCTTCCAGGTCAATGTCAGTTAGCTCACCACCCACCGTCCTGGCGGGCGTGTACCCCGCCCAGGTCTTCTCCACCAAGGACCCCAATAACAAGGGTCGCATCCAGATGTACATCCCCCAGATCTATGGCTCCTCGCCGGTCAAGATCTGGGCGCCCCCGTTGTCCCAGACTTCCCATGTGCCGACGCCAGGCAGCCTGGTGTGGTGCATCTTCCAGGGTGGCGACCCCGCCTACCCCACCTACCTGCCCCAGCAGGTGGGCACGGGATCGGCTGGCCCCGCCGGTCCCACCGGGCCGCAAGGCCCACCCGGACCCGTGGGCTCAGCCGGAGTTCAAGGGCCGATAGGCCCGTCTGGCCCGGTGGGATTGCAGGGACCGGCGGGACCGACTGGACCGACAGGCGCTGCCTCAGTGGTGCCGGGACCCACTGGGGCGACCGGCGCCACGGGAGCGACTGGGCCATCGGGTGGACCGACAGGGCCAACCGGACCCAGTGGGGCCACCGGGGCCACGGGTCCCGCCTCTGTTGTTCCCGGGCCGGTAGGACCCACTGGCCCCACTGGTGCCACGGGGCCAACCGGCGCAGTCTCAACGATCCCTGGCCCTATTGGGCCAACAGGAGCGACCGGTGCCACCGGGGCACAGGGTGTCCAGGGCATCCCCGGACCCACGGGTCCGACTGGTGCAACAGGAGCCACCGGTAGCCAGGGCATCCAGGGTGAGGTGGGTCCGGCTGGCCCTACGGGTGCGACGGGCGCCACTGGATCACAGGGTATTCAGGGCGTGATAGGACCGGCTGGGCCAACGGGCGCAACTGGAGCCACAGGCGCGGCCTCAGTTATTCCCGGCCCCACCGGACCCACGGGTGCCTCCGGTCCTACCGGAGCTACTGGCGCTCAAGGCGTGGCTGGCCCCGCAGGGGCCACGGGTGCGACTGGTAGCCAAGGTGTGGCGGGACCGGCAGGCCCGACTGGGGCGACCGGCGCTGCGTCAACCGTGCCGGGACCCACGGGACCGGCTGGCGCTACGGGCGTTGCTGGAGCGCAGGGTCCGGCGGGGGCGACGGGGCCAACTGGGCCTACGGGGGCCACTGGCTCGTCCGGCGCCCCCTTCCCCCTTACCGACACGGCGCCCACCAACCGCACTGAGTACCAGACCCAGGTCACCGCCGACACCCAGTATCGCTTCACCATGACGGCGAGCGGCGCCCTGTCATGGGGACCAGGCAACGCTGTCACTGATACGACCCTCTATCGGGCCGGACCCCGGCTACTCAGCCTCGGCGGAACGACTGGGAACCTGCTGGACGTTGGCGACATGGGGTACGGCAGTGGCTATGCAGGAATCGCCTACCACGGCAACACTGCCAGTAACTACGCCTTTCTCATGTCCCCTACTGTCACCTATGTGAACGCCCCCGCTGGCGGGACGATCTACTGCGGGATCGCCAACACGGACAACAACTGGCAGGCCATCACGGCGGGAACCACGTTTCCCAAGCCTGTGAGCATGGGTGTTGCGAGTCCTACGGCGGGAAGGCCACTCCTTATCCAGGCCACAGTCGGCACGGACGTACCCCTCGCCGTTATGGGTGGTGCTAGTCAATCTGGCTCCCTGCTCCAGGTGTTGAATAGCAGCGGCGCACTCCTGGCCCAGTTCAATCAGGTTGGCAACCTGGCCCTGAACAACCCGACAGGAGCCTCTATCGGCCTAGCTCCGACAGGTGGTGGGCAGGCTGCCATTGATTGGAACAACGGGACGCAGGACTGGACCCTGTACATCAATCCCAGTGACTCCAACCTGTACCTGCGCGACCAGACCAACGCCCGGATGCAGGTGCAGTTCTACCCAGCCGCCACCAGTGACGCAGCGAACACGGTATTCAACTCCTACGTCAGCCTGTACAGCCAGCTTCGTATCCAGCCCACGTCAGGTGGTCAGGCGTCGCTGTCGTTCCTGAACTTGAGTGGTGGCAACACTTGGTGGTTGTACCAGCCGCAGGGCGACCCCTCTATCTACCTGCGGGACATGGTCAACAGCCGGATGCATGTCGCCTACACGCCAGGAGCTACAAATAATGCTGCCATAACTAACTTCTATTCATCGGTGCAAGTCAATGGCCTTCTGGGCACTGTTAGCAGTCTCAATGTAGGTGGCTCGGGTAGCTTCAGCGGTGGCTCGGGACCGATGATCTTCCTAGCCAATGACACGGCTGACCCGACCAGTGCGCCCTCTGGTGGGGGCATCTTGTACTCCTCGGCGGGAGTCCTGACGTACCGGGCTCCGACTGGCCTCCCCACGTTGTTGGGTCCGATGATGACCGTCCAGAATGGTGAGTCGAATGCTGGCTTGAATGGCTACTGGCAGGTCCGGCTCGGATACTACAACGGTGGCTACAACCAGTTCATCCGCAGTCGTCACAATACCGCCGTTCTCTCAAATGCCATCGACTTCTACACCTATGACGGTGTGTCACCTGCCAACAACACTCCGCAGCAGACCATCCTGGGAGCGTCCATTGATGGCGGGATGCTTTGCGTGGGCGCCTTCAACCCTGGCCCAGCGGGGGCTGCTGGACCTATGCTCTATCTGGCTAATGACACTGGCGACCCGACTGCTAGTGCCTCCGGTGGCACCCTGATCTACTCCTCTGCTGGCGTCCTCAAGGCCCGCACCCCGGATGGATCAGTCACTCAGATAGCCCCAGCCACTAATGCCAATGTGGTGGCCCCCTTGGTCCTGACCGCTCCCACTGCCACCACAGTGCCACTGACCATTAAAGGGGCAGCCAGTCAATCCTCACAACTGCTCTCGTTCCAGAACAGTGCTGGAACGGCGTTGGCCTATATCGATCAGACGGGCTCCCTTGGCATTGTCTCAGCGCCCACCTCTATTATCTCTCTGGCCCCTGCTGGCGGCGGAGGTTGCATCTATTCGTGGAACAACGGAACTCAGGGTTGGTGGCTGTACTCCAATCCCGGTGACATCAACCTGTACCTGCGGGACACCACCAAGGCCAGGATGCAGGCGTACTTCACTCCTGGCGCCAACAGCAATACCGCTGTCTCCTACTTCCAGTCTGCGGTGTACTCAGAAGGTGGCCTCTACATCAGGCCAACCTCTGGCAGCTATGCCAACTTGCAGTTCCAAAATAGCGCTGGAGCGAACAAGTGGTGGTTCTACGTCGCGGACTCCACCTCTCCCGCAAACCTCTACATTCAGGATGCGGTCAACGCCCGGACCTTCCTGATCCTTGAGCCTGGCGCCTCCAGCAGTGCGTCCCTGGCCTATTTCGCCGCTGGAATACAGGCTGAGGGCAACCTTACGCTCGCAGGTGGGTCGGGTCAGGGCTTGTCCATTAACACGGCAGGTCAGGGATACATCTACCTGAACTCAGTCTCCCCTCCCTACATGACCATTGCGGTTGGTGGTACGGCCTATTGGCAGGCTGTCTGGACTGCTTCTTACTGGTCCTTTGTCGACGTTACCCGTAGCGTGAGCCAGATGATCCTGTGGAACGGGGCGAATGATTGGACCGCATTTGCTGAGTTCCACTCGACTATTCAGGTTGATGGCGGCACCATCAACCTCATAGCGCCCGCGACTGGTCATGCCGTGGCCGTGAACTGGATGGACACTGGCTCGGCCCTGAAGTGGCAGCAATACCTGTGGCCGGGGGATGGACACCTCTACCTGACCGATAGCGTTGGTGGGAGGATTCAGGTCGCCTATGGGAGCGGGGCCACCGATGCCGCCGCACTGACCGAGTTCCACTCCAGGGTCACCACCTATAGCTCGCTGACCGTGAACACGTCGGTGGTCAGCAACGTGCTTCTCTCGCTCAATGGCCCGTCTGCCCAGACGGGTAACTTCCTACAAATGTTGGCGAATGGCTCAGCCTGCGCCTCATTCAATAATACTGGAACACTCACCTTGGCTGGCGTGACTGGCGTTGCCGACGCGATTGTTAGCTTCGCACCGGTTAGTGGTCGCAGTGCTGTCTTGGTGATGGCTAACTCGGATGGCCTTCAGTCCTACCAGTGGTACATGCTCCCCGGCGATCACAACATGTACTTCCGTGACCTGACCAACGCCAAGATGCAGGTCATCTACCGGCCTGGTGCGACATCGACAGCGGCTAGCACCGAGTTCCTCTCCAACGTCACGGTTGATGGCAGTCTGGCAGTGCTTGCTGGTTCTACGACGCTTGTGTCTCCTACTAGTGGCTCTGCAATATTGTACTGGCAGAATCACAACACCACTTTGTGGGCACAGTACATCAACGACACTCAGCCCCAACTTTATATTCGTGACTGGGTCAACTCACGGATGCATGTCACCTTCACGCCTGGCGCGACGGCGGCGGCGGCGACCACCACTATCAACTCCCAGCTTGTCACGCAGTCGAACATCACCGTCAACCCTGGCGCCAGCACCGACGCCAATATCATCATCAACAACACAGGATTCAACGGGGACAACTGGCTCACCATCTACCGTGGCGGGGCCAACAACGAGCGGCTCAGGTTCTTGGCTGCCGGTGGGGGCGGCACCGGCCTCAACAACGTCTACACCATCGACCGGATAAACAGCGCCACGGGCTTTCTGCGTGACCTTCAGTTCAGGACATCAGAGGACAATGGGTCCACCTACGCCCTGCGGCTCAACCTGACTGGTGCTGGCGATGTAGCTGTTGGTGGCACCGGCAAGATCACCACTGCCCTGACCGAACTGATCTTGGAGCAGACTGGCGATGGCCTTGGCACCTTACGCTTTCACATCCAGAACCGTGGTGGACAGGGCGGGCCACTGATCGAGCAGGTGCCTGCGGGCTTGCCCATAGACCTCGGGTTCTTGTCCCCGTCCATTAGCAAGACCATCATGCGGATGGAGGTTCGGTCGGGGAATGCGGTTGACGCCGCCAATAGCGCCGCTGGGATGGGCGAGTGGCAGTTCTTCTCCAACTACGACAACCTCTCGCACCTTTGGGCGGGCCACGCCGGGGCTGGTGTCCTGGGGCGGTTCAGCATAGGTGGGGCGGGCAACCCAAACGGGTCGGGCTCTTGGAGTGGTGGGTCGGGGCCGATGCTGTTCCTCGCCAACAGCACCGCTGATCCAACTTCCGCCCCCACGGGTGGGACGCTGATCTACTCCTCTTCTAACATCCTCAAGGCGCGTACCCCGGACGGCGCCATCACCCAGCTTGCCCCCGTTCTCTACAAGTTCACCTACACGCAGACCTTGACCGCCCCCACGGTGGTGTCCTCTCCCTACACGATCTCCCACGGCCTCAACACCACCACGCCGATAGTGCAGATCTGGGATGCGGTCACGCTGCAACTGGTGCAGGCCCAGGTGGTGGCGCCGAATGCCAGCAGCATCCAGGTCAGCGTGACTCAGAACATGCCCAACAACGTCAACGTGGTGGTGATGGGCACGGTTCAGTCGCCAGCGCCGGTGCAGCCCACTGACGTAGCCAACAAGAGCTACGTGGATGCCCGCACCCCCAACCTGCCTGCTCCGGTCACCAGTGGCTCTGGTGTTCAGAGCTTCACCGATGTCCTGGGCGACGTCTGGGTGGCAGCCAATGGGGTGAGCTCTGGCGCCTGGAAGAGAGCCACGAATGTGTTGCACGGCTCCTACTACCGCAACGCCGCTTGGAATGCGGTCACAGCCAATGCCTTATTCACCTTTGATACCCTGGTGGCTGACCCATACGGGCTCTACTCCGGTGGGATCGTCACCCTGCCTATTGCTGGCATTTGGAGCCTTAACGTCGGATTAGGCTCCAGTGGCGGCGCTAGTGCTTGGCTGAATGCCTCCATTCGTGACTCCCTCGGAAACTTTGTCTGGGCAAACCAGTTGATATCCACGCCAGGGAGCTTTGGGCTTTGGGCAGCGTGCTCGTGTTCTCGTCCATTCAACGCCGGGGATAAGAACGCTGTCTTCGAGTCTGGCTCTACAACAGGCTTGGTGGGCCAGACTGGCACCGCCAACCACTTTAACTTCGACTACGTAGGGACGGGCTGATGTCATCTGTTCAGATACCCACCTACGCCCCGGCCCTCGCACTCCCCCCACCTGTCACCTCAGGCTCCACCATCCAGACCTTCACCGATGTCTACGGCGATGCGTGGGTGGCGATGAACGGGGTGAGGAACGGCATCTGGATGCGGGCTAGGGATGTCGTTGGCGCTCGGGTCTATCGGCCTGCCGCGTTCACTCCCATCACTAGCGCCTGGACCTTCTTTGGCTTCAATGCCGCCACCTTTAACCTCTTCAACCTGAATAACGGTGGCAACTTCACCTGCCCGGTGGCTGGCCTTTATCTTTGCTCGGCGACGTATAGCTGGGGGGCAACCACAACGGCCTATCGATGCATTGCTGCCATCTACCGCAATGGCGCAGAAGTCTCGCGGGGCATGGACATCCAGGGGACGGCCAACACTGGCATGAACCCGATGGTGCATGACGTGGTCCTGTGCGCTGCGGGCGACGTACTATCGGTGTACTACTACATCACCCAGCCTGCCGCCTCTGTGCCTGTCGCCACCTCGATCTTGCCCTTCTCCACCGTGCAGTACCTTGGAACAGGCTAGCTAAAAGGAGGACAATGTCATATCAATCCCAAGCACAGCTTCAGGCTGACCCCGACTTCACTGCTCGGTGTCGGTGCTGCATGGAGAACGAGGCGCAGGCGCACATCGCAGACACAACCACGCCCGCTGATCAGGTGACCCTGTCCAACGCCATATTGGTGGGGGCCGGGGCGCAGATCAACACCTTCGTGCGGCTGCTGTCCGGCGCCCCCGGTTTCGACACCACGGTGGACAAGGGGGACGGCACCATCGACTCGTCCCTGGTGCTTGACACCGACATCGACGCCGCCGTGCAGGCTGGGTTTCCTCAGGTGGCGGCGATCTATTACAACCCGAATGGTACGCTCAAGCCACTATGACAATCCGCATGCGTGTGGTGGGCTGGAACGTGCAGCCAGTGATCATGGCCGATGACGGTGAGGAACTGACCCCCGTACCGGTGCAGGCCACCACGATCAACAACGTGGACTGGCAGGACTTCAAGGACGGTGGCGACAAGAAGGCCATAGAGGAACTGCGATCCAAGGTGGAGAACGGCAGCTTGTGATCGACGGCCCGCGCCCGGTGCGCCTCCAGAACAGTGGGGACATCTACCAGGAGCTTGGGCCGAACTACTCCAGCCAGGAGCTACTGGTCACCGCTGCCTTGCGGACGGCCATGGTCCCGGGCCAGCAGCTTGCCGCCAGCGTGCGCCCCCCGCTGCCCCTGATCCAGCCCTTCCCGCCCCGGTACGGCTACCCCGACTACCAGGAGCGCCAGGCCACCATCGATGAGGTGCTGGACGTGGGCCGCAGCTACCCCAACCGCCGTTGGGACCTGTCCGGTGGTGTCGCTGGCTACCAGGCGGCGGCACGTAATGTTGGGGTGCAAGACGTATGGTGAGGAGGCTGCCGTGAGTGCTGTGGATATTGGCTCCTGGGGAGCGATAGCTCCTGGCCCGAAGCCCATGACGGGACGCATCGTTGGCTTGAAGCCTGCCCTTCACCTGGCCGGTGACATCGGTGGCCCGCTGGTGGCGGCGGCGTTGGAGCGCCGCAAGAAGATGAAGGACTACAACGACGCTGAGGTTGATCAGACTGCCGGGGCCAGCAATGGTCGCCCGGTGCGGGGCATGCCTCGGGGGGAGGCCATGAAGGCGCACCCCTCGCAGCAGCAACCCGTCAACTGGATGCCGGAGCCCTAGGAGGAGCCGTGGCCACGTATCGCGACAGGAGCATGAACGCCGAGTTGCTGGAGGGCACGGTGGATGGCACCTACAAGAGGGTCATCCGTGACCGCTCCCTCTACCCTGACGGTGATCGGCGCATTCAGCGAGCCGACAAGATCAACCTCAACCACGCCACGGGTGGCTACGGCGTGTCCGAGTCGCCCGAGAAGCGCACCCCGGATGGCCGGTTCACCCATGACCAGGGGTTCGTCCCTCCCCTCTTCCCTGAGGTCACCGTGAGGGCGACGTCATCGGCAGAGGGTCAGCAGGTGGCTGCGAGCGAGGTGATCTAGACGCCTCGCTTATTGGTGTGCCGGGAGTGCCAGACCATTGACCAACTCCCCCTCTTTGATGGCCCGAAGGAGCTAGAGGCACAGGACCCCCTCCTCGACAGCGTGGTGCGCCGCCACGTCCAGAGGCACGGCGACATGCGGACTGACGCCGCCGCCCTCCTGGTGGCTGACGACAGCAAGCCCTGCAACTGTGAGCTACACAAGAGCCGTGGCCCCACCTTCTGGGAGGGGCATCGGGACGACATCCTGAAGAACCTGGGCGAGCGATGGACGGGCTTCCACCCGGAGTTCTACGCCACCAAGGACACCTTCCAAGAGGACGCCATGCGGTGCTACAACATCCATCGGCGCCCCAAGGGCACGGACTGCATCGACTACCACGACGACAGCCGCCGCCTCACCCCGGCCAACTGGAAGGGACGCGAGGTCTATCTTTGCGATTTTTGTCCAGTGTCCTCCACCGTCACCACGGCCATTCGGCATGCGGCAGGCATGTACAAGAGGGAGTCCGGTGACGACTGACAATGGGGAGGCACCGCCGCCCCAGGAAGTGCAGACGCTGTTCATCGTGGTGCTGGAGCTTGATGGCGGCAGCCGGGTGGTGCTCGACGCCAACGAGCGTTTCGTGGCCCAGCGATTGGCCACGCCGAAGGACGTCTACCCCGCCCTCTCGAACGTCATCGCTGACTTCACGGCCATGCGCCAGGCGGAGGCCGTCATCGCCCTCCAGACGCAGCTAGCTCGTCAGCTTGCGTCCCAGTCGCCCCCAGAATCCCCTGTATCGCCTTAGATCGTAGCTTGGGCGGTCCAGCCCCTCATCCAGTGATAGGCGTCCTGTAGGGGCACGGGCGGGTGGTCGCCGTGATCATGGCCGCAGTGCCACGTGCCCCAGCGGTCGAAGAAGCAGACCGGCGCCAGCGTCCCCTCCAACAGGAAGATCTTGCCGCGAGGATTGTGAGGGATGTCCTGGTTGGTGATGACGCCGGTCCGGCAAGCCATCAGTTGTACGTGTAGCTGGTGGCCTTGTAGGCGTTGCCGGTGGGGCCAGCGACCGACACGCCAGCGGTGCCCTTGATCTCTCCCTTGGGCGCCACGCAGGTGATCGACGTGGCGCTCACCACCACCACGTTCGTGGCTGGCCTGCCCGAGATGCTCACCGTGGTGGCTCCGGTGACGGGGAAGTTGAAGCCGGTGCCGGTCAAGGTCAGGGCGGTGCCGCCATTAACTGTGCCACTGGCC